GCCAGCTCAAGAAGCTGGAACCCGCCGACGAAGATCCTGCGCCAGACCAGTAAACGGAACGCCCCACGGCGCTCGGGGGGCGGATGGACTGGTCGGCGACCCTGCACGGTGCCGGCGGCCTGACCATCCCCACCCCCCGAAAATGACAGGAGCCTAATGTCGATGACCGGCCTCATTTCCTCGCCCGTACCGGCGCTTGATCCTGAAGGGGAGATGGTAGCCGCCGACGGCTGGTTCCCCGCCATCGCCTTGTCCGATGTCCGCGACCGGTTGCGCCTGGGGGAAGGAGCGGTCACTACCGCGCGGCTGACAGAAGCTGTTGAAAGCGGGATGTTGCACGCCTTCCGCGAACTCGCCGACTGGCGCACCGCTCATGTTCTGGCGGGAGTGGCCCAACTGTCCGGCGTCACCGTGCAGATGCTCAACGGCCGCAATCATGCGGTTATCCTATGGGAGCGCGTTGTTCGCTACTTCGCGGGCGCCGATCTCGCGGCGGACTATCGGGACGTCACCGCAACCGATCAGGGCTTGGACCGCGCCGCAGAAAAAGACCTAACTAGCGACGAACTGCGCCGCCGTGCGCTGGCAGCTGTCGCCGACCTGCTGAGCATCGGCTCTGAAAAGCCGGTGTCTCGCAACCGGGTCGAGCTGATTTGACAACCGCGAGCGCAATGGACGGCGAGACCGTGGATGCCATTTGCTGGCGCGTCCTTGGTCGCACCCAAGGCGTGACCGAACAGGTGCTGGCGCTTAATCCGGGTCTGGCCGCGTTGGGGCCGGCACTGCCGGCGGGCACCATGATCAATCTGCCGGAAGTCGCGCAGCTCACCCCGGCGGTGCGCGAGACTGTCAATCTCTGGGACTGACATGCTGAAACTCGAAACCTTGCGCGCCGCCATCACCCAGGCCCTTCCCGAATTGGCGCGCAGCCCGGAAAACCTCCGTATCTGGATCGAGCGTGGCGCGGGGCGATGCCAGGGGACGCCGACTGATGCTTTCGGTTTTTCTTTCCAGGCCAACGTTCTGATCGTCGAAATGGTGAGCGACATTGCCGTGCTGTCCCATGCGATCTTTCGCTGGCTGCGCATCAACCAGCCTGACCTTTTGTCGCCGGGCAAGGAAGGCTTCAGTTTCGACGCCGACATTCTCGACAACGGCAGCGCGGATGTTCTGTTGCAGATCCAGCTCACCCAGAATGTGACAGTCGCCCAGAAGGACGGCGGCGGCTTCGACCTGGCCTATTTGCCTGAACCGGACCCGCTGTTCGCCGACGATCTGGGTTTCGGCGGAGTCGTTCCTGTCCCGCCCTTCGATGGGATCGACATGGATGAACAGCGCGGCTGATGGCTGATGACCTGCGCGAGCTGGAGCAATGGCTCGGCCGTATCCAGGCCGGGCTTGAGCCTGGTCGCCGGCGTGCGGCCGCGCTGAAGCTGGGGCAGGCGATCCGACGCGCCAACCTGCTGCGTATCGGCGCCAATGTGGAGCCCGATGGTGGCGCGATGGAAAAGCGCAAGGGGTCTGCCAATGAGCGCGGCCGAGTTCGGCGAAAGGCGGGATCGCGCATGTTTCGGCGTCTGCGCCTGGCAAAAGCGTGGTCGATCGACGCCAGCGCCGATGGGGTCGAGATCGCCCCCGCATCGGCCGCCATCGACAAGGTCGCGGCTGTTCACCATTTTGGCGAGACCGACCGGGTCGGACGCTTGCGTGATGGGCGCGTCATTCGCGCCAAATATCCCGAGCGCCGCCTGCTCGGCCTGTCGTCGGATGATCGCGCACTGATAATTGAGACGGCCGCATCGCTGGTCGATCCTGACGCCGGCTGATGTTTGCCCGGTAACAGGCCCTTCTACCAGCCCACCAGCTTCGCGCGCGCGATCTTCCACGCCATGCGACGGATATGGCTTCCCTTCCGCCCGCATCCGTCGCTGTCGACCTGTCCCGCCTGCCCGCGCCGCAGGTAATCGAGACGCTGAGCTTCGATGCGATCAAGGCGCGCATCCTGGCCGAATTCCAAGGCCTGTATGATGACTATAACGCCCTGGTCGAAAGCGACCCGGCGATGAAGCTGATTGAAGTGTTCGCCTATCGCGAACTGGGGCTGCGCCAGAATTTCAATGAGCGCGCCGTTTCGATGCTGCTGCCCTTCGCCACCGGCGCGGATCTCGACAATCTGGCCGCCTTCTTCGGCGTGTCGCGCCTGGTTGTGACGCCAGCGGATCCAGACACCGGCGCGGCGGCGGTCATGGAAAGCGACACCGCGCTGCTGCGCCGCGTCCAGCTCGCACCCGACAGCTATTCCGTCGCTGGCCCGGAAAGCGCCTACGTCTTCCACGCGCTCACCGCCGACGGCACGATCGCCGACGCCAGCGCCATCATGGGCGATCCTGGCGAAGTCATCGTCAGCCTGTTGAGCGCGGCGGGCGATGGCGCTGCGTCGGCCGAACAGATCGCCGCGGTGAACGCGGTCCTGACGCATGACGAAATTCGTCCCCTGACCGACAACGTGACGGTGCAGAGTGCCCAGATCGTGGACTATGCCGTGCACGCCCGGCTCCACATCGCCTACGGTCCCGATACCCAGCTTGTGCTTTCCACCGCGCAGGCTGCGCTGGATGCCTATCTTGCGAACCGGCGCAAGCTCGGCCGCCTGGTCAGCCATAGCGGCCACGCCGGCGCTTTGCAGGTGGCGGGCGTGGAAACGCTTGAGCTGATCAGCCCGGCGGCCGACATCCCGATCGCGCGCACCCAGGCCGCACACCCGACCGGCATCACGATCGAGGTCGCCTGATGCCTGGCCCCGCTCATCTCCTTCCGCCCAACGCCACGCCGCTTGAAAAAGCGCTGTCGCTCGCGCCGGCGGCGTCGCTGGAACAGGTGCCCGTCGCCATCGATCAGCTCTGGAACCCGGCGACCTGCCCGGCGATGCTGCTGCCATGGCTCGCTTGGGGGCTGTCGATCGACCTGTGGGATAGCGCGTGGACGGAAGCGCAGAAGCGCGCCGCCATCGCCGACGCCATCCTGTTCCAGCGCCGGAAGGGCACGCCCGCGTCCCTGCGCGTGGTGCTCGATCGCTTCGATCCGCTGATAAGCATCGTCGAATGGTTTGAGGATCGCGGCACGCTCGACCCCTATCATTTCCGGCTGGAGCTGCCGCTGCTCGCGGAAAGCGACGTCGTCTATGACGAAAATCTAGTCGCGCGGATCCTGCGCGACATCGCCCAGGTCAAGCCAGTGCGCGCCCAGATGCAGGCGGTCTTCCGCGTGCGGGCGGAGGCGCGCGCCTGGCTGGTCTCTGCCGCGCAGGCCGGCGGCCTCACCCGCCTCGACTCCCATGCCGACCAGGACAGCGCGCTGGAGCCGGTGTGGGACACCTATCTGCAAACCCGCGACGGAGAGCCGATCCTGACGCTCGCCGGCGCTTTTCTGGAGGCCTGATATGGACCCCATCCTGTTCATGGTCACCGCCGCCGGCCTTGACGCCCTGGTCGATGCGCAGGGCGGCGGCACCGATCCGATCCAGATCGCGCAGGTCGGCCTGACCGCCAATGCCTTTGTGATGGCGCCGACCATCACCAGCCTGCCTGGCGAGATCAAGCGGCTCGACGCGATTTCCGGCGAAGCGGTCAGCGAAACGGTCATCCACATGACCGCGCAGGATGTCAGCCAGGACATATATGAACTGCGCGGCCTTGGCCTTTATCTGGACGATGGCACGCTGTTCGCGGTCTTTAGCCAGGCCACGCCGCTCTTCCGCAAGGTGTCGATCGCCTTCTTTTTGCTGGCGCTGGACATCGCCTTTTCGAACGGCGTCGCCGGCGACATCGTCTTTGGCGACACCAGCTTCCTGATGCCGCCGGCGACCGAAACGACGAAGGGCGTGGCGGAAATCGCGACCGCCGGGGAAGCGGCCGAAGGAGAGGATGATGAACGGATCATCACCCCGCGAAAGCTGCGCCAGATCCTCGACGCGCTGGGCGAACTGATCGCGCCGGGCAGCGACGATTTTGCCGCCGCCTTCGCCGCGCTGGTCGCGCGCACCATCACGGGCGCCGGCCTCGTTGCGGGCGGTGGGGATCTGAGCGCGAGCCGTGTTCTGACTGTCCCCCCAGCCTCAGTCGCCGATGTGGCGGCCGGCGCGGCGACGGACAAGGCGGTGACGCCGGCGGCGCTGTCCGGCCTGGTGCGCAGCCTGGCGCAAAATGGCTATGCCCTGCTGCCCGGCTGCGGCGGCCTGGTCCTGCAATGGGGCCGCTTCACCGCCATCGCCAACGGCACCACCACCGCGCTCTTCCCCGTCGCCTTCCCCAGCGAATGCTTCACCGTGATGACCAACGGCGGGTCGGCCGGCGGCAAAGACAGCCAGGACAATCCGCCGGTGCTGGTCACCAGCTCCATCACGTCCAGCGGCTTTGCAGTCTTTTCGGCTGACGAAACCGCCGATGGCCAAT